TTGATGTTGTGAGTGACGGCCAAGTAGTTGCTCCAGCAGTTAATTCATCAAGTCTGCCTAAATAAAGGTTAGATGATGTTGCAAAAAATGCACATTTTTGACCATTCAAAAGTGATCCGTTTAATGGAGCGTTTGTCGGAGTAGCAATTGCGTCTACGTCTGTTGTTGAGAGTAGTGTCCCAGCAATAGTAGGGAGGATGCCTGTCTGATGAAGCCATTGTGAATTCGTATAGCCAAAAGCCCGACCAAACGTCACTCCTGTAGCTGATGTTACTGCGTTTATTGATGCACCACCAGCAGTTAGCGATAGTTCAAAATCATTTGCTGTTAAGTTACGAACAAAATAAGTGGTATTCAAGGCGAAAGCTGCTGGAAGTGTACCAGTAAAAAACTGAACAGGTTCATTTTCTGTTAATCCATGCCCAACCAAACTTATCTTGGCCGGAGTTCCTGAAATAATATCACCTGTTAATGCTGAGTAAGTCGGAGCAACGGACGTATCTCGTACAAAGTATTGTGAATTTAGCGCAGTACCCAGGTGGGTGTAAAGACGGTTTGATGCGGTGTCGATTATTGCACCAAATGCGTCAATCTCTTGATTTATAGGTTGCATTACTACGCTTGTTGGACCAGCAGCGGCAGCGATTAAGGAACCATTAAACGCAGCAGACAATTCAAAGTCGTTCAGACCAGCGTTTCTCACAAAATATTTTGTGTTCACTGCAAAAGTTGATGCTGCCCAGGCTGCACCTACTTGAGATGTAAAATAAACTTGATCGTTATTGTTAAATCCATGAGAAGCAAAGTTAAACTTTACAGGCGTACCAAGTGTAATAGTCATTGATCTAGAGCTAAAAGATGCAAGCCTTCCAAGCTGGTAAATTGCTTTCTGGTTGTTTCCAGTGGCAAATGGAATTACTGGAGGAGAAACTTGAGAAAAATCTGACTTAGCAATGTTGTTTGCCATTAAGACACCCGAACCACCCAAGAGACTTGTTCCAGTAGCAATTAAGTAAATTTTCCAACCAGTTGTTCCATTATCAATTACTTTTAATGATCTTATCGTGTGAACAATTGCCGGAGATGAAGGAAGAGAAAAATTTATTCTTCCAACGTATGTATGTATTCCGGTAATTGAATTAAATTCATAACAAAAAACTGGTATAACACCACCCGCTATTGCACCCAAAAAAAATCCACGGCCATTTTCAGAAGCAAAACTTGTTATTGCTGGAGCAACACCTGTGTCTGAAAACACATCAATAAACCTAGTAGGAGGTGGGCCTAATACTGGCTTAGAGTCGATCGTTCTTTGACTGACTCTTCCTGCTAGTGACGTCCGTGTTTGATCGTATGACGTCCCCGTTGATGCCAGAAGTTCGAGGCTAATGGATTTCATTTTTTACTCCGATTATGTTAAAACTAGTGCTTTTAAATTTAACTTATGCCCAATGATTGTAGGTTAATATAAACATTCTTTTCTAAAGCTAAATTAACCAATAATATTTCAGCTTTTTAATGTTTAAAAACAATTTCATATTAACGTCCTACTCGACCCATCTAGTCTATACTCCCCAGACACTAGCGAATAGTTAAATGTTTCTACCAATGTTTGTGGCCCTACGCTTAAAGCAGTGTAGGTCTTAGAAGCAATTCGACGGTTTCTTTTATTGCTAAAGTCTAGCCATGTTATTGTTCTGATTCTATCTGATGCGGAAAGGATTTTTTCGGCAATGCTTTGATCAAATGAAATAGGGATAGGAGTGGAATTTGCAACCACCACTTCCCTGGCCGACTTATCTGGCCTTCCTGGAGAGTCAACAAAGCTAGAAAATTCACGGTCTTTTATAGACTGAGATTGTGCCATTGCTTGCCAGTTTGTTAATGGGGAGAAATTAATCCCCCCATTACATTATATTGTCTAAATTATGGAGCGAAGAACTCTACATAGACATGCAGCTTTCCACCTGTGAGCGCAGCACCGCCAATTTGAAGAGCAAGACCAAGGTCAGAGCTTACTCTGTAGGCAAGCATGTGATCGTTAGTATCATCCCAAAGAAGAGCACCTGCGACTTCTCCGGCCCTAACTACAGCGTTTGCTGATCCAACGAGTGCGAAAATGTCGGTCATGAACCCATCAACGTCTGTATTGCCAAGTGTAAGAGTGGCAGATCCACCTGATGTAATGGCAGATTCTACATAAACGTACATGTCAGTAATGACCATACCAGCAGCAACGGAGCTAACATTCGCGCGGAGTGGACTGGAGCCAATTGCCCCACCATCTACAGCGAAGTCATACTCAAATTTAGCTAATTGCTTTTCATTCTTTAGAAGTCCCATTTATTTTCTCCTCAATAATTTTGTTTAAGTCTGAAACCATGTAATACCAACCAATATGCTCTCTTTTCTCTGGATCATAATAGAAGCCGATAAACTTCCACTCGTAACCAGACTTAGATTGCTCGATCAATATTTTTCTTTGTAGCCCTGCAGTTGTTTTGGCACTGATCGCATGAGGCGCAATCAATGAACTTCCTACGAAAAGTGCCATAACTTACCCTGCTTATGAGTTAGCTTGCTTGATTACTAGCTTGCCAAGGTTCATGGCCTTAACACCATAAAGCTGATCCATAACCCAGCGACGTGATCCAGTTCCGTATGCAATTGCAGACTCGCTCTCGATTGCTGGAGATGCTCCAAAACCAAAAGCTAGGGCCGCTTTATGAACGAGGTACCTATGTCCAGCTTCAACTTCATCAGATTCAAAGACAGGGTAGCCGTAAAGAGTACCGATCTGGCCAGTCTTCACGATGTCCAGGTTTGATTTTGAAGAATCAACGAAGCCGTCAATCTTCAAAAGTGAACCGTAAGAAGTGTTAGAGAACAACCAAGAACGATCCATTTTAGGGATGCGAGCGGTATTGGCAGCAGTAATCATGTCGACTACATTGTCTTGAGTGAGTGCGCCTGGAGTAAGTACGTTTCCAGCAAATACTGAGGCGTCAAATTCTAGATAGATGTCCGCGTCAAGGCCAAGAGCGTGCTGGATAGTTGCCTCGCCAATTGCCTGCTGGAGAATTTGAACCTTAGCGCGTGCCTGGTCAAACTTCTTAATGGCCCATTGAATGTGCGCTTCTTCACTTAGCTCAAGTTTATCAAGGTCAAAGATTGCCTCTTGATCATCGCCTTTTGTTGATCCAGTCAGCTTTTGAACCTGAAATGAATTTGTCCAACGTGGGAATGAAATAGACTTATCGCCTGGCATGGCGAAGCTAGTGACATCAGTGAATAGGTTTGTGAGGACAGATGCTTTACGTAGTTTAACCTGAACAAGATCCGCAATAGAATCTTGGCCAGTGTTCGCTGCTGATGTTAGATTCTCAACCATTTTTTTTCTCCTGTTTTGCTTATTTTAAGCTTTTTATGTAACTTTCAAATATTTCTGATTCACTCTTTCCTGATCCAGCAGGAGATGATTTACCTGGCATACCTGCCGCTGAGATCTTCTTACTAGATTCAAAAAGAAAGTAATTCTCCTTCGAACCTTTTTCAATGAGATTATCCAAAACGTCCTGTTGGATATTGAAATTCTCATCTACCTCAATTGTTCTTAGGTCATCGTCTCCCAAAAGCTTGAGGAACTTGTCTGCATCCTTGCATCCCTTGGCAATTGCGGCCTGCTTAACCTTGCTCGACACTGCATTCCAGGCGTACTTGGCGCTAGTATTATCAAGCTGTGATTTAACAGTTTCAAACTGCTTTTTTAAAGCGTTGTATGCTTCTTCTTTATTCCCTTGAGCCTCAAGCCTCTCTCTTTCGAGGGCGGCATATTTTTCTTCGGTTTCTTGATACTTTGCCTGCAAGGCCTTTTTCTCTCGAAGAAGCTTAAGATGAGACTCATGGGATACAGAATTTTTTGATGTTGCAGAAGTACCGCTGGCTTCTTCTGCTGACTCCGCTGGAGTCGTAGACGTTTCTTCCATTTTTGTTCCTTTTATGGTTTGTGTCAATACTTAGAAAGTAGTTTAAAGAACACCTTTCTAATTTCATCCGTTATTAGCTTCTGTCCCCGGTCCGATAGTTTAAAGTAATCATAATTAAGATCATTAACTAAATAACTACTTATTTTGCTATATAAAACGGATTTTCCGATTTTTCCGTTTGGACCAGAATATCTTTTGTGTTTCTTCTTTGAGTGTTCGACCAAGAATGTGAGCTCTGATGGTATTGCTTTAACATTGCTAGCAAGATCGGCAAGTAGCTCGCCTGTGAATGTTGCGTTTAGTTTGCTTCGATCGTACTTTGGATCGGTTGTATTATAAGGCTCATACCTTCCTCGCCATTCATCTGTCGCGGCAGATGGTGCCCCAAAGTTTACGTTGTCTTTTATATCCTC